CTCTGTATCGTTTAAACGATCTTCTCTTATGTTTGTTCATTTTACACAAAGATGCTTTACGACCAATGCTTGTCTTGTGGTACATTGGTTCATGTATAACAGTTGGTCTAAACATCTTTGCCATTAGTTATCTACCTTTGCACCACCGCGCCATTGATAACATGACCAGTATCTTGCTTTGTACTTTGGACCGGGATTGTCGCAATTGTGACGTGCCCGGAACGAACGACGACGATCAGGGTCGTCTCTTTTGATTTCCATATTTGGATCACCGAATCTTACCACCACTACCTTTCCTTTAGGTCCCATTGTATACACTTTGAATTTCTTATTAGGATTTTCACTTGTGCGAATGGGATCATTCAGCTTTACCTTTTTACCTTGGTATTCAGCCTCTGTGATTTGCAGGTCTTCGTATAGATCTTCGCATTCACACTTACGATCGATCTCTTCGGCAACGTGCTGTTTAAATTTATCCACCGAATTCATGTCCTGCAACCCTTCTCATTTGTTTGTTAAATTCTGATTGTGACGGCTTTGATTTGTAAAGTTTTATTGAGATCTCTGGCCTGTCTTTACCTTTGATTCTCCAGTTATAACCTTTTTCCTTATGCTCTGGCTTTGTAGTCTTTACAACTCTACGTTTATAGCCAGCTTCCCATGACTCTGGTTTTCCAGGTCCTTCATTTACACTTTCGTCTTTTGCATCAAGGTATGCGGCAATTGCCATCTTTCTACGTTTCTCTTTTGACTTACCCTTAAACTGTGGAGCATCGGACTTTTGAAAATCCTTAACGTAATCTCCAGCATCGTGTTTTTTAGGGTCAAGCTTTTCTGAAAAACATTTAAAACTAATCATTGCACTTCTCTTTGCTTGCGTTTAAACCTTTGTCTTCATCATAAATCCAAACGTAACTCCAAGTACCATTGTCACTACACTTTCTTCCGAATGATATATCCGGATTGTCCATTGGCGGAATTGCTGAGCAACCGGCCAACAACAGTGCGATTACGATATGAAACGCATATGACATATGAAGATACTTAGTCATCGTCTTTATCGCCATCGTTATCTTTTTCCTGTGAGAACATATAATCTCTCACCGTGTCAATGTAGTCTTTAGCTTTGGTAATCTTATTCTGACACCATTCAGGAAGATCGTCATTATCATCTACCATGTCATAGATCTCATCGGCAGCATCCATAATAACATCAAGCTGATCTCTCATCATCCGGCCTTCACCAGTTTCTTCTGTCTGCTCTTCATAACCGGCGATTCTTTTACGTCTTTTTTCAAATGGAGTCATATCCACGGCATGCTTTTTTGCAGCATCAGTGCCTTCATCTGGCAATCTAAAATCTTTAATCTTTTTCATTAATCGCCACCCTTATCTCGAATGTTTGATTCTGGATCTCCACTCATAGCCATATCTCTATAACGCTTCTTTACTTCACCTCTTGTCAATCTTTCAACATCTTTAATCATTGAAGGCTGTTTTACAATCTTGCGAAGTTGAGCTTTGATATCGCCTGGAGATTTACCAAGCATAACAAACTCTGGCATACCTTCTACGTCAACTTTGAACATCATTTCTTCATTGACAGATTCTCTTCTGCTACCAGGTGGTCTAGTACCCATGGATCGTACCTTTTTACGAGTACCAAACTTTTTAGTGTCTCCACGGTCCAACATACCGGCCATACCTTTGCCTGGATCATCTCTACCGTGTGCACCTTGTGCTCTACCCGGTGGAAGCTTTTTAATCTTACCACCTCTTTTTAGGAAAGCCTTTACTGCGTCATCATCTTCTTTGCTTCTCTTTTCCTGTACCTCGGTCGCTTCAGAAGCAGCCTGATACATTTTAAGAGCCTTTGCAAAATTCCTATCCTTCATCATGCGCTTTGTTTCAGCATGCTTAGGATTGTCATTAGCCATACGGATGCTATCATCATCGATCTTTTTTGCTTTTGCAAACTTTCGATACGCATCCATCTTCTTGGAGTTGATGGCTCTCGCCTCTCTAATGTCTTCGAATTTTCTCATCCTCTTACCTTTGCTGCTAGATCCTTATCGGCTTTACCCCATGTACCGGATGACTTAGTAACAAAAGAATTGACTCGAGCCATTCCCCATTGCTGAGGTGTAGTACCTGGCCGGTGACCGGTTCTCCAAGCAGCCATTCCTCTGTCGTATACTTTTTTAAGAATACTGTACGGCATACCTGACTTTTCGGCTTTCTTTTTGAGTCCTTCCTTATTCTCGGCAAGAACGTAATCTGAAAATTTAATCATTAGTCATCTCCAAACATTTGCTTGAATTTTTTAGTGTGTTTACTTGGTTTTGTTTTTGCAGACTTGTCGCCAGGTGCTGGTTTATATGCAGCTGGATTATCGTCATCCATCTTAGCACCTTTCTTAAAGTGGGCGTCTCTCGCCTTCTTCGTCGACACTGACTTTATACCACTATGGTAAGCTTTAGGCTGTGTGCCCTTGCGATCTTTAATATCAGGATCCTGAGGAGAGCTTTGATTGCCTTCATCATCATCCTTCTTTTTCTTTTCTAAAAGCTCAACAGAATCTAACCACTTACGAAGTGTTTTACCAGAGCTTTCTACAATAACATAGTTGGTGCCAAGTACCTTGACTTCTGCTACCTCGTCAGTATTCTTGACTACAACAATGTCACCAACATCAAATAGTTGTCCTTTAACATAAGCTTCACGAGTTTCAGAAACCTTTCGAAGCTGGACATGATTCTTAAAATTCTTTTCTTCTTTTAGACCTAAGCCTTTACGTACAGCATTGAACACATTCTTTGCATCGGCATTGTTCAAACCTTTTGGAAGGCCTTGTGCAAATGCAGTGAAGTTACCATCAGTTGCAGCCTTACGCATTTTTGTGCCTGACATACCTTTTACTTTATCGGACTCAGGATCTCTCTCACCTGCACTCTCAATAGTAATCTTTTGGAAGTTGAAGAAACCGTGTCTACCTTTTTTACCATTTACAGCATGTAGTCGTGCATCAAACTCTTTGACTCTATCAGAGCCAACAACCATGACGACGTTCTTAAAACCTTCATTATATATTGCACTAGCAACTTCCATTACGTTTCGAGTCTTTGGACTCATTACAATAGATCTGGCATACTTAGGGAATGCTTTACGTGCAAACTTAAGTTTTGTTTTATAGTCTATTGGATTTAAATCTTTGTCTTGAGACGGTGACAGAAAAATGCGGTAAGGATTACGACCTGCTTTTGAAGCAAGTTTTTTCAAAAGTTTTTCATGGCCAATAGTAGGAGGGTTCATTCTACCAAAGGTAAAATAAACGGTCTTCTCTTCTTCAACCAAATATGATTTAAATGACTGCATCATCTTTTACGACTGATCTCCGCCTTACGCTTCTTCGGCAACATTCTACGTTGTAGAGTGGCAATCCTTCTTTGGAATGCACCCTGCTTTAATCTTTTTTCGATGGACTTTTTCTTTGCAACTGAAAGACTGGATTTACTCTTACCACCAGCCAGCTTCTTTGCAAATGTATCTCTGGATGACCGACGAGCTCTTCTCTTGAGAACACCACTCTTAGCCAAACGTTTTCTTGCACGCTTACGAGCCAACGCAAGTTGTGTCTTACGTCGTTTCATATTGCGTGCTAGTTTACGCCTACCTTGTACGGAGAGTTCTTCAGAAGTTTCTTCTGATTCTGATATGTACTCTTTAAATGACAAATCCATTGCCACATTATCTCCCTGGTTTATCCCATCCCTTTAATACATCCGGTGAAAAGTTTGCGTATGAAAATTCCATACGGTCCACAATTTTCACTGCATCACCACCAAGTTTATCGATTGCAACATAGCCTTCTTCGCCAGTTACACGATACCCTTTTTTAGTTTTCAAAAACGTAGAAACATTACTAAGTTTATTTAAACTATTTATAAGTTTTAATTTTGCAAGAACTATGACTTTTTGCAATTCAAACATTTGTACCAGACTTTGTTTATTCTTCTGGCTAAAGAAAGCTAAAAGATCATTCAACTTCTTTTGTTGTGCTGACTTACCTTTATCAGTCTTTCTTGCATCTATTTCCTTTTTATACTTATCCTCAATAAACTTGATAAGAGCATCAACTCTTTTCTTTGGATCAGGCGGCAACTGGCCAGCCCTAACATATCTATTGCTATGTGTTTCAATATGTTTTGCCAAGTCTTGGTTCTTTTCAAGCTGTCGAAGAGTAGAACCTGCAATCCGATTGAAAATAAATCCAGCCTTTTTAAGATACTCGTTGACTGCTGCAGTTTCTTTCTTTGACATAGTATATTTAGTCATGTCTCTTAGCATAGCATCTTGTGACCACACTGCCTTTGAAGGCTTCATCTTACTTACATCCACACCATAGGATGCTTTCATAGATTCGAATTCTTTACCTTTATATGTGGTGTGCCATACGATTCCAATTTTTGCTGCCTTAATTTGCTTGGCCATGTCCGACTTAGCCGGTACTGCATATACGATTGTATTAGGGTGGAAGGTAAGATATACTTTACCATCAATCTTTTTAGTTTTAACATCCTGTGAAGAGAATAGAAAGTCACCCTGAATTACCTCTTTGATACCTAGGCTAGGAAGATATTGTAGAGCGAGTTTAAGCTTATCAGCGAGATCGCCAGAAGCATCAGCATCAACGTCCGCATCACTCTTGTATACCTTCGGAGACTTATTGAAGATTCCTTTTTTAGCCACGAAGAATCTCCCATCACGAGGATCAAT